TGGCGTTGGAAATTTCATCCAACGTTGTGCTTACACTTAACTGAGAGTCACTTGCGAACTTCATCGTACCGAATATCTCTCCCATTGGGGGTTTGAAGGCCTGGTCTAGCTTAACAGCGGATAAATTGTAACTTCAGGCAAACGAAGCGTTGAATACGTAAATTCCGTTCAAGTGCGTACCACTATGATCTTCCTCGCCTTAGCAATCATCATCCTGGCCGGATGTTTGTGGTGGTTTCGACCCCGCAACAGTCTGGCCATTCCTAAGTCCGTGGAAGCTCACGTTGCCGACGTTATGGCCAACGTCGACAATGGGGACTTCCCTCCAACCGAGTTGGAGAATGAGGGGTTTTTTACCGCAGGGATGAAACGCGGTAGATTCCAGGCAAAGCTGGTGGCAATTGCCAAAGCAGAGTTTGGTCTCCTCGGTCGCACCCAAGCCAATCGGCTCATGGTGCGAAAGTTCCTTAGAGACCACATGCGAGAACGTGGAATGCGCCCCACACACATTGCTCAACATTTGGATGTGAGTGTGGCGTGTTTTTTCATCCCGTCGGAGCAAGACATGATTGCTCACCAACTGGGAGCCAGCAGGGAGGCTCTCACGAGGGACGCGATGATTAACACTGCGTGGCAGTCCGCATATGGCTTTCTCGGCCGTATGCTGGGCTTCCACCGCGAATAGGGGTGCCTAGGCGTCATGACGGGGGTTGAGGCAGTGCCATCTGAACTGTCACATCCCGCATTGACCGTCAGTAGACGCTTAGGTGCTCTGGGGCATGTGAGGAGGTTTTTTCAGGTAGTTGGGTTGTCGTTGCCGAACAATTACCTTGTACATAATTCCTCTCTTAATAATCTGGCTAGAGGGGTTTTGACTCGTGTTCTCCTGGTCAAAGGAAAACCAAGTCCTAAACCCGCTATAGGGATCTATAGGGAACGTTTACGATTTTTTCGTGACTCTATTTTAAAGCGTTTTAGTTCGACCACCCCTGTGGACCGACAAACTTTTGTCGAGTATTACAAGGGTCGCAGGAAAACTCTTTATCAGAGAGCCGTGGACTCATTGCTTAGCAGCAGCATCCGTCCACGTGACGCCCTTATAAAAGCTTTTGTCAAAGCAGAGTTTATTAACTCTGATGACAAGCCTGATCCAGACCCTAGGGTCATTTCACCTAGGGATCCCAGATACAATGTTGAAGTGGGACGTTATCTTAGGCCGATTGAACACCGAATCTATTCCGCTATAGAGGATATTTTCGGTGAACCAACCGTGCTTAAAGGTTATAACGCACAGGAGATTGGCCGTATCTTTGCGACCAAGTGGGCCAAGTATCGTGATCCAGTAGCTATAGGGTTGGATGCCAGTAGATTTGACCAGCATGTTAGCGTCGAAGCCCTGAAGTGGGAACATTCCGTCTATAACGGAATCTACCATTCCCGAGAGCTCCGCAAACTGCTCAAATGGCAGCTATCAAACTCTGTGGTTGGACACTGCCGCGATGGTAAGTTGAAGTATCAAACTGAGGGGTGTCGTATGAGTGGAGACATGAATACGGCACTTGGTAATTGTTTGATTATGTGTGCACTTGTTCATTGCTACCTTCAACTTCGCGGCATTCGGGGCAGTCTCTCCAATAATGGCGATGATTGCACTGTGATAATTGAGCGCAAAGATTTGGTGAAATTCCAGGAGGGCCTAACAGAATGGTTCTTGGAAATGGGTTTCAATATGAAAGTTGAAGCTCCGGTGTATGACATTGAGGGCATTGAATTTTGCCAAACTCACCCTATTTTCGTGGCAGGGTCATACATTATGGTGCGCAATTTCCCAAAATCCATATCCAAGGACTGTCTCAGCTTGAAAGAGCTGAGCTCTCCCAAGGTGTGTCGCGCTTGGTTGGATGCCGTTGGCCAAGGTGGACTCTCGCTTACTGGTGGTATCCCGGTTTATCAGGACTTTTATAGTTCCTATATCCGGCTCGCCAATGCGATTGAAGTCCCAAAAACCAACCAATCGTCCAAGCGCCGGCGTCGGACCCCTGACGCCGAAATCTCTGGCGGAATGGCCTGGCTTTCCAAGAACATGGAAAGGCACTACCAGGACATTTCCCCAGAGACTAGGCACTCCTTCTACCTTGCTTTTGGTGTCACACCGGATCAACAACTCAACTTAGAGTCGTTTTATGCCGGTGTCACTTGGAAGCATGCGTTGAGGAATTTCGGATCTCTTCAGCACCTTCCCAGGTGGTGCTGATGGTCCCATTCACTGTACATATAATTTGGGTTTTGTCTTTTAAACGGACCAAAACGTTTAGACCATGTTGCATGGCCTTGTAAATACTTACGTGCTAACCAAAATGCCGAGAGACTGCACGGCTCCACCCTTATTAGGGAAGACAGGATGAACAGTCCGGTTGCATGTTTGCCGGATCCAATACAAAACATGACAAAGAAAAAGACCATAACCAAGACTTCTCCTAATACCGCGCGTAAGAATAGGCTTCAAACGGCGGTTAGGGCTAATAGCGGTGTCCCCCGGGGAATTCCCCTTGCAATGGGTGGCACCCGAACGAAAAGCATACTACCTCAGTTCTCTGGTAGTGCTGGACGTATGATTGTTCAAAACTATGAGTTCGTTTTTACCCTTAAGGCCTTCGCAACCGACACTTTCGCGTCGTTGCTGAATACTCTCCCTTTGAACGCGGGGAATGCCAACTTTCCATGGTTGTCTCCCATGGCCCTGAATTACTCTAAATTCCGGTGGCATTATCTCAGGTTCATCTACGTTCCGTCAGTACCCACGACGGTGCCCGGGAAAGTAGCGTTTTCTATCCAATACGACTACGCGGACAATCCTCCAACCACTGTTGCCCAAATGGCTGTATCCGACAGTACTTCCATTGGACCGGCGTGGATTGGCGGTGGGATAAACAGTGCCAAAGCGTTTGACCCAAATTTGAACGCCGCTGATGCGATCTTCATTGATTTTGATTGTGATCGCCAGACTCAGGACTACTACTATGTCCGGTCTGGGAGTGCCGGGGTGGATATTACCCCTGGAGTGCTCAATGTCGTGTCCTCCGGAGCTAATACCGGAGCGGCCGTCACACCCTATGGTGGAACCGGTGATTGTTACGTGTCCTACATCTGCGAATTCTTTGAGCCGGTCGCTCCGGCTCTCAACGTATGAGTGTCCTTACCTGGATTGGTCCGGATGGGAGAGTTTTCCATGAAACCACTCCCCTGGGCCAAGGGGATCAGGTTCTCTTTGATTCAGAGACCTCTCCTTCCCGCTTGTACGATGTGAACGCGCAGAAGACCTACACGAAGGAGCAGTTTATAGAGCAGGGCGGCTACGGTGGCGAGCGGGAGTACTACGACGCTGTGGAGAGTGGACGCTTGGTTCAAGTGCAACCCTCCCCACGGCCAGTTGCTCCCCCCAACACCCCTGCCGCGACTGCATACCCACCTGTTGGTAGTTCTGTACTTTCAGGTGTGGCTGCATTGGTTGTTGGGACCAGTGCGGCTATTGCTGCTGCAATTAACAACGATGGAGTTGACTTGGAAAACACTGCCAAACCCGTGATTCCAACAGCCCCAGAGAACCCCGTCTATTTTCC